TTTGTATGATTTCTCCTCGCAGTCAGTGATACACTATGAACTGACAATGAAACATCTAGATTTTCTAGAGCATATTTTAGTGGGTGAAACACCGATTAGATTCAATCAACACCAAAACCGTTTGTATATAGATGCTGATTTTGAAAATGATTTTGTCGCTGACCAAGATTTCATAATCATAGAGTGTTACAGAAAACTTGACCCTGACTCATACACAGATATATACGATGATATATATTTGAAAAGATATGCGACTGCATTATTGAAAAAGCAGTGGGGTGCAAATCTTAGTAAGTTCAACGGTGTGGCTATGTTAGGTGGCGTAACCATGAACGGTGAAGCTATTTATTCACAAGCACAAGAAGAGATACAAAGATTAGAGGAACAAATACAATTAGCTTTTGAATTGCCAGTAAATTATATGATAGGATAAGTTATGGCAGTTAACTCAATTTTTCATACCAGTAATGTTGCAGCGTTAGCAACTGAGCAAAATCTATACAGAGATTTAGTGATTGAGTCTATTCAGATATATGGACATGATGTTCATTATCTAGATAGAACTTTGGTCAATGAAGACACTATCATGGGGACAGACAGTCTTTCTAAGTTTACCACACAAGCGAAGATTGAAATGTACATGGAAGATAGTGAAGGTGGGTTTGCTGGTGAGAAGGAACTGATAAGTCAGTTTGGTTTGCAAAATTTAAGTGAAGCCACATTCGTTGTCGCAAAGGAAAGATTTCAAGACCTTACAAAACAGATTACCATTGAGTCAGGAACGGACACTCTTGGTGGTTCAATACTTTTAGAGGACGGAACACTTGATAGTGGAACTGTGGAGGCCTCTGCGTCTTTTGAGAGTGGTTACATAATATCTGAAGCATCATCAACAGATTCAGACAGACCACTAGAAGGTGATTTAATTTTTCATCCAATCTTATCAAAGTTATTCCAGATTAATTTTGTGGACCATGATGAACCATATTTTCAGTTAGATAATAATCCAGTGTTCAAATTACGTTGTCGGTTGTTTGAATACAGCTCTGAAGTTCTTGATACTGATATCAGTGCGATTGATGTGATTGAGGATAATCTATCAACTGATACTATGGCCACTCAATTTACAATGGAGCAGGACTCTGCAACCATTGACGCTCTAAACTTAGAAAATGAACGTGGAAGAATTATATACGAGGACGATGAGAATGATGAGGTTGTTGCACTAGAAACCAGTGATATGACAACTTCGGCTGGTGTTCTTCTTAGTGAGGATGGTGGATTCTTATTGCAAGAGACATATATAATAGGTGATGGAAGCACCACTAGTGATGGAAACGTAGATACAATGGCACAGAATGAATTGTTTGAAGATGAAGATGGAACATTTGGGGCGACAGCTTCAGAATCTGTATTAGACTTCTCAGAAAATAATCCATTTGGTGACGTAGGAGGATAATTTATAATGTTAGGACAACAATTTTACCATGAAACAATCCGAAAAATAATAGTAGGATTTGGCACAACATTTAATAATATTAGTTTAGTTAGGAAAGACGGCTCTGGTAATGTTGCACAGTCTATGAAAGTTCCTCTTGCGTATGGCCCTAGAGAAAAGTTTCTGGTGAGACTTCGGTCTGATGCTGATTTATCAAGTAAGGTTGCGATAACACTTCCTAGAATTGGTTTTGAAATTCAAAACTTATCGTATGACCCATCTAGAAAATTAAGTCGTGTTCAGAAGTTTAAAAAAATTAAAGGTGATACGAGCAGAAAATTAGATACTCAATTCATGCCTGTCCCTTATAATTTAGAGATTGTTTTATACGTCCTAGCAAAACAGTCTGACGATGCGTTGCAGATTGTTGAACAGATTTTACCATTCTTTCAACCAGACTATACCATTACAATTAACGATATGGCTGATATGGGAATCAAAAGAGATGTTCCTATAGTTTTGAACAGCATATCATACGAGGACAACTATGAGGGTGAGTTTGAACAACGAAGAGCATTAATATATACAATGAACTTTACATGTAAATTCTACTTGTATGGCCCTGTTACTTCCAGTAACGTCATCAAAACTGCTCAAGTTGATCAATACACTGATTTACCAGACCAGTCACCCAAAAGAGAACAAAGATACACCGTCACACCAAAACCATTCAGTGCTGATGCTGATGATGATTTTGGTTTCAATGAGACAACATCATTCTTTGAGGATGCGAAAAACTTCAATCCTGTAACTGGACAGGATGAGGAGGACGAGAATTAAAAATGTCTGATAAAATTATTGATGCTGCTCTGGGGATTGACCCTGACCCCGAAAAAAGAGAGTGGGAGTATGATGGTGATGGGACTAAAATTTATAAACCCGAAAAGGGATTTAAATCAAAAACAAAATTTCCACTAGTACAACAAGAAGATTATGGTGATGTGAACGATGCGGAGAGAGATTATGAATACCAACGACAAAACTTCTACAATTTGGTCGAAAGAGGAACGGATGCAGTGGAAGGCATTTTGGAGCTCGCCAAAGAATCGGACCATCCACGAGCATACGAAGTTGCAGGGAACCTTATTAAACAGGTGGCTGAAGTCACTGAAAAACTTGGTGACCTTCAAGAGAAAATGAAAAAACTCAAAGAGGTTCCAAACAACGCACCTAAAAATGTAACAAACGCATTGTTCGTTGGTAGCACCGCAGAGTTACAAAAAATGTTAAAGAGTGATGATTAGAGAAGATTTTCAGGCATGGGAAGCATATCCACAACATAGGTGGTTATTTAATAAACTAGAGTTGTCATCCAGACTAGGATATAATTGTGGTCCTGCCTGTGTGCCCGTAAAAAAAACTGGTTATTATATTGTAAGACCCACTTATAACTTGTATGGCATGGGTATTGGCGCACACAAAAAGTTTTTTAATGTTGATCTTCATGGTGAGGCGATGATTCATCATAAGTACATACCGCCTGGATATTTCTGGTGTGAGTGGTTGGATGGAACGCACTATAGTATAGACTTTATCAAGAACGGTAATAAGTGGGAGCCATTTTGTTGTATGAAGGGCACGCACTTCAGCACAGATAATCTTACAAAGTTTAAGGAATGGGAGGTCATAGACTTTCCCTTTTCTATTGATGTTTTGCCAGAGTGGATTCACGATATAGAAACAGAAAAATACCTAAATATAGAAACAAAGGATGACAAAATATTAGAGATACATTTAAGGCATGGGAATACCGTGGCATGGAATTATAATATAGGAACAAAGATTACTCCTGTGTGGAAAAATGAAGACTACAAAGAATACGAACATTTACCATTCTTAAATAATCGTCATCCAGAGAGTTTTAAATATGAAGCAGACGGTAACTTGTCAGATGTAAGAGTGGGGTACTATGTCAATGAAAAGGTTTAAAAGTTTTTTAAAAGAGAACACTGATATAGGAGATTGGAAATACGAAGGACCAAAAGAGTTTGCGATGAAACTCATGGCTAAGTTTGGAACTCCCGACTATGTAGAAAAAAATCCAGAGACAAACGAAGGCTACGCTGTCGTATTTAAAGATATTGATGGTTTTGATTTTGTTCGTATCGTTGACTCAAACACAAATAAGTTACACCCATACCCTGCAAAAATATATGTAGAGGGTGCTTTGTATTTTAAAGTTCCACATGAAATGGTAGGTGATTTTAAGTTGGCTTCTCCCACGATTATGATTGATGAGTTAAATGGATATGTTATCGGTAAGTGTGCTAGTTTAAGTATCGCAGCCGCAACTGTTCAATTTGTAATTGATGGTGTAAATGGCGATGCTCCTAGAACAAAAGAGGAGTATGACAAGAGATTGAGACGAATTATAGATGATGGAGTGTTAGACCCTAAAATTAGTTGGTGGGAAGATGGTCTAAACGAAATGGGTAGTGATGGCTGACCAAAATCAATATCTTGGCAATCCAAACTTAAAGAAAACAAATACTCCTGTCGAATTCACAAAAGATGATATCAAAGAATATCATAAGTGTGCTGAAGACCCTCTTTATTTCATAGAAAAATATGTGCAAATAGTCTCACTAGATAGAGGACTTGTTCCGTTTGAAATGTATGACTTTCAGAAGGGTATGGTTTCCACCATGCACGATAACAGGTTTTCTATTTTTAAATTACCTAGACAATCTGGTAAATCAACTACCATCATCAGTTACCTTCTACACTATGCGTTGTTCAACCAAAATGTAAACATCGCTGTTCTTGCAAACAAATCGTCAACTGCGAGAGATATTTTAAGTAGATTGCAACTTGCGTATGAAAACCTTCCCAAGTGGATGCAACAAGGTATCATAGCTTGGAACAAAGGTAACATAGAATTAGAGAACGGTAGTAAAATTATCGCAGCAGCCACATCCTCAAGTGCTATCCGAGGGGGTTCATATAATATTATTTTCTTAGACGAGTTTGCGTTTGTTCCATCTAATGTTGCAGAACAGTTCTTTGCTTCCGTTTACCCAACGATCACCTCTGGTCAAAGCACAAAAGTTATTATCGTTTCCACACCACACGGTATGAATATGTTTTATAAGATATGGGTGGACGCACAAGAAAAAAGAAATGATTATGTCCCTATTGATGTTCACTGGAGTGAGGTGCCAGGCAGAGACGAGGATTGGAAAAAAGAAACCATAAGAAACACTTCTGAGTCACAGTTCAACTCAGAATTTGAGTGTGAGTTTTTAGGCTCTATTGATACTTTGGTAAGTCCAGTGAAACTAAAAC